GTGGTCCACAGGGATCCTACCAAGAAGGATTGGCGCCCTGCAAAACGTGAGACCACGAGCTCGTCGTGACTCTGGCCTCCATGCTGAACACTGCCGACGGACGTCTCCTGCTTGGGCTCCAGTGAGAGCTTCTGAATAGGAACAGATGTCTCAGTGGAGGCCAGTGTAAATGGGACTTGCATGACGGGATTCACATCACTAATGTTGGGAACGTTGGTGAAGCCAAAAATGCTCGCTGCGGCACCGATCTTGTTCGCCATTTCGCTAGTCGCAGTAGCAAAGGGACCAATGATAGGCACCTCCGACAAGCTGCCCGCCGCTGCTGCCACCACAGACGCTGTGGACGAGATGGGACCGTCCTTCTTATACTCGATATTGGACTGTGAAACTGGCAGGTTGGTGGGACCTGCGAGTTCGATGTCTTCCATCCACGCGAACACCTGGATGTCAACCGCTGAGCCGGTGACACCATTGGCGCTACGCAGAGGCGAATAAACCACCATGTCGATCTTACCCAGATTTGTGTAAGTCACGGCAGTTGTCTCCGCGAAAGGATATGGGTACAAAAAGGGGAGAACCATGTCAGCAGTGGACATGTTCTGGACATTGAGCCAAACATGGGGCTTCTGAGAATGAGCCACGAGCGCCAAATTGACAATCGAACCGGCTGTGTCTGTTCTCACTCCGCTCAATGGTGTGTACGCTGCCATAAGACCCCCGTAGTAAAACGGAGACCCGTTGACAGTGAACTTGAGATGGAGGTTGCCACGGAACAATCCGAAACCGCTCATCTTCTCCTTATAGGACGCATTGGCAAGGAAAGCGTTCCATGGATTGAGTGTGGCTTGCACTCCCGTGCTCATTGCTTCCGTCCAAGTGAACGTCGAGATAAGCCGCGGACGGGAAAAGTACTCGCCCAGAGTGTTGTGAGTGCTCATCTTAGTTGCTATTGATGATCTTTGAGCTCTCATATCTACACTCTTTGAGGTTGGTTCAGCTGGGAAGGCATAGAGCTGCTGCGTGTCTGAAGTGGACTCGTACTGCACGTCGGCTTGAGCCACAGGCGCGCACTGCCACTGTTGCTTCTTCTTACGACGTCGTTCCTTGCTAAACTGTTTGTTGATGGCTTTCGCAATCACTGTGGAGGCCATTTCTCCGTGCACAGTGTTGGTGGTGTGTGTTGTTTGTGTTTGTTGCTTGCTGAGATACTTGGTTTCGATGCTGTCGCTTTTCTCCTTACGACGACACCTAGTACGCTTGTTGGGAGACAACCGGATCCCTGCTCCTCGGAGCTCTTCGGAGTCGTCCTCCATGGTGGTCGATCCCCAACAGTCCACTCTCCACGAACTCTGCGCGTGCGGTACAGAGATGTGGCAGTCACTACTGTCGGGGTCCTGCGCTGTTTCGGAGCTTGCTCCGGGTTCCGCAGGTGGAACCCATCCTCGTTCTCTAGCGTAGTTGGGTGACGCTGTCATAAAACGGGAAAACAATGTGTCCCAACTCGGTGGGGGGAACATTTGACATCTCGCCTCTAACTCGGGTGACTTTGGGATCTCGCGAATGATTCGCATGATCTTCTCATAAAATTCTCTTCCGTGATAAAAGGCCTCAGAGGCTGCTGCGCACATCGACATAGAGAGTTGCTCCTCTGGCGATGTCGTCTTAGATCGCGTTGTGTACAGCAACATCTTGTAGATGGAGTCCTTCTCAAGGGGTGCTACCTTGAGACCAGGAAACGCTTCATGGTCCCTAAACGATCTTTTCAGGAAGGTCACTTCATCCCAGGAGATGAAGGGCCTACTCTCCGAGCTTTTGTCCGCCATGGTATATTCGATCCCTATTTTAGAGAAGACAAACTGTATGTTCGTGTGGTTGTACCACGCGCACATCAGAGCCACCTTCGCCATAATGTCATCGCCTAACACCCGGATGAACACATTGGTGAAGAAGTCATCCGCCCATTCAGCATAGGCTCGCCCAGGCTCAAAGTGATCACCTAGAACGATGAATGCGTACATGTGAAGCAATATGTTGCAAATGCTGTTGAAAAAGGTCGTGACTTGATGCCCAGAAACTTCGCCTCCGAGGAGGACGATCAGCGTTCCGAAGAAATCGA